GAGCCTCTTCCGGCGTGATCTCTCCGCCAGGTGCAGCGGCAGCAGTAGGCGTCTCGCCCGTCAGGATCTTGGCGATGTTCGCTTGCAGCGTCTGGCCGCGCTTGGCCTCATCCAACTTCTGGCGGGTCAGCATCTGCGTAAGGGCAGACTCTTGGCCTTTTTGCATTCCAGCCTGCCCAGCCGAGAAGGCCGAGCCCAGCGCCTGGCCCAGGGTGGTGCGGGTGGTAGAGGGCCCAGCGGCCTGAAGCAAAGCTGCAGCGGCCGAGAGGGCGCCCTGGCGCTGAATCGCAGCGCGCTGCTGCTCGGTGAGCAGGTCATCGAGTGCGCTGGAACCGCCGAGAGCGTTGCCGAGCAGGCCGCCAAGATCGAAAGACGTTGCCATTTTTTACCCTTAGAACAGGCCCAGGATACCGCCAAGACCAGCGCCCAGGGCGGTGCCAACACCGGGCACAACGCTGCCAAGCTGAGCGCCAGCCAAAGCGCCGCCAAGAGCGCCGGCGGCTTGGTTGCGATAGAGCGGCGTCGACTGAGTCATGCCCAGATTGGGCAGGCTCAGGCTCAGGCCGCCTTGGGAGACGCCAAGGCGCTCTAGGCCAATACCGCGCAGAGCATCGAGTTGCTGCTGCGAGAGTTGCTGGCGTGCACCACCCAGACCCATGACGTCCATCGCGCCTTGGCGGCCAAGAGCGCGGGCTTGCTGCGCAAGTTGCGCGGCTTGGCCGAAGCCCTGCTGGCGCAGGTTGCCGGCGGCGGCGAGGCCTTGTTTAATCGCGGCTTGGTTGGTGAGCGCCTGCGCCACGCCCTGGCGGGAACCGCCAAAGGCGCGAGCGGCTGTGGCGCGTTGCGCCTCAGCGATCTGGCCCATGCGCCGCTGGTCCTCAATGTCAGACAGCGTTTGCTGGACGACTTGATTCTCATACGGGTTTTGAAATGCGCTGATCTCTTCGCCCGTGAAGGGGGTAAGGCTCAGGTTTGTGAGTTGACGCTCGCCGGCCTGATACAGCGGATTGAAACCAGCGAACTGCCGAACCGGCAGCGCGGCAGCGACCTGCCGGCTTTGCTGCAGGTTTTGCAGGTAGGCCTGCTTGATGTCCGGATCGATCTCCGTCCGGGTCGTCTGGGTTCCGCCGCTACTAGACATTTTGCAGCCCTTCCTTTTTAGTCATGCCGCCAATGAATTTGCAGATCTGCATACCGCGCTTGAGGAGAAGGCGGCCAAACCAGCTGCTCTTGACGTTAACGCCCATCTCTTCGGCCATCGCAATCGACCAAGGTTTGGCGAGAGTTTCGACAATCGCCACCACCGCCTTGCCGATGAAGTCATCGCGGCCCATCCAGCGAACGACGTGCTTCGCCCAGAGGATGTATCCGGCATAGATTTCCGGATGCAAGCGAATCATCATTTCGCCGAAAGCCTGGTCCGCCTCGAAGATGTCCTCGGGCATTTTCCCGAGGCTGTGCAGTTTGGTGCAGATGACGGTTGCACCACCGCCGCCGTCTCCGCCACCACCTCCGGCGTCGACGACTCCACCCATCTCGCCGTAAGAGCCGAAGCCTACGGTGTCGTTTCCAAGCGACGGGGCAGAGATGTCGACGCCGACAGCATTACCCGAGGAGATGGGACCACCAACCTCGACGCCGGTAGGAGCAGCCTGCTGGGTGGCGGCATTGGCGAGCGATGCATTGATCTCGGCGGCCATCTGCTGGGCCGCGAGCTCGTTGCTCAGGGTGCTGAGATCGGTAACGGGAGCGGGGGCCTGTTGACCGGAGAAATCAAGCAGGCCGCCGGTAATGCCCGTGCCGCCCATGTTTTGAGGGACGGCGGGAGTCTGAGCGGCATTAGGCGTGAGCAGATTGCCGAAATGATCGTACTGCTGCATATAGTTGTTCAGCAGCGCGCCACTAGCAATGTCCTTTTGCTCCTGAACGAAGCCGGGGACCAAGGCATTCTGGATCATGCCCGGGGTCGTGTAGCCGAAGACGTTCTGCCCGAATTGCGTGATGGCCGCCAGCGTCGGGTTCATCGAATAGAACTGCGCCTGCTCCAGCGGAGTCAGCTGGCCCCAGTTGTCATTAGGATTCGGAGCCGAAGGACCGGGCTCTCCGCTGTAGCCAGCGGGAAGGCGATAAGTAGGAGCAGCCGAGGGAGCCGCAGTCGCGGCAGCGGTCGGCGCATACATCGAGGCGTCATAGCCGCCAAGAAGACCAGAGGCGGAGTCAACGGGAGCCGCGCTGTAGTAGGGCTGGGCCTGCGCAAACTGCGCCATCAGCTGGGAATAGATGTCGTCGTCGCCGGCCGTGTAGGGGATTCGCGTTGCCATTAGAGCTCCTTGCTAACCACGAACCACCTCGGTTCGTAGCCTTCGTCCTTTAAGAAGGTTCGTTCCCAGCCTCGGCGGCCGGCGAACTTTGACCTCGTGCAACCATGACGCTTTGCCCAAGCCTCGACGTATGGTCGCATTAACTTGAGTTCATCTAGGTCGCCGCCGGCCAAAAAGCAATGGAGCTCTTTCAGTCGCGGGTGGACAATGATCTCGGTGATCGCTGCAGCATTCGGTGCGGGCCAGAACTGGTAAATCCCGTCTCGCACCCCGGCTGCAATGTCCTCAATATCGTGTGTTCCTCCGGAGTATTCTAGCGCCGCCTCCAGGTATTTGGAGCATCTTTGGAACTCTTCCTCGTCCATCAACGACCACCCGCCGCGATAGCCTCCATGCGAGGCACGCCGACCCGCCAGTCGTCCAGCACCGACCCGGTATAGCGCACCTTCACTTGGCGGCCAGAGAAACGCACATCGGTCGGCTGGGAGGCTGTGTAAGGGCCATAAGTAGTTTCCGTCGCCATCGGATACTGCCGCACCTTAAACGACACCTGCACCTCGCCAAGGGTCTGTTCATCGGGAACCAGCTGGCGTACAGACATCGTCTGATCGCCGTTGCCCAGCTCCACCGGACCGGTTTCGGCAAATGGCACCGCCGAATCGTAGGCGTAGCCCACTTCGTGCTCATAGATGTAGCCGTCAGTCGACACCATCAGCGGATTAGAGAAAACACCGCGGTCGGTGCCGGCGGTGCGAGCCAAGTCGCCAATTGCCCAATGATTCTCGCGGTAGTTGTACACAACATAGGAATCATTTTCCGTCGCGGAACTGGACGGGTAGAACCACCAGATCTCTCCATATTTGGAGTTATTCACAGCGTAGATCTTGCTGGCTTGGGTGTAGTTAATGTCCTGGAAAACGAAGTCGGAAACCTCGCAGGGTAGAGGCTTGACGTATCCGTCATACATCCAGAAGCCGGAGCGCGACATCCAGATCGCCGCGGTCTCAATGGCCGCGACAGATTGAGACGAGATCACGCCGCAGGCGGAGCCGACCTTCTCAAACGAGTAGACATAGGGTAAACCCACATATGTGGCCGTATGCACGTCGACGTCGGTGAACAGGATGTTCAGGCCGCGCACTCGTTTGCCGCACTTGAGGTCACCCACCGTCGTGAGCTCGAAGTCGCCGGCCTGGTTGTCAGCGGCCGGCGTCCAGACGGTATTGTCTTCCTGATCGCACCAGGCCACCTTACGAGTATTGCCGCCAGCGCCAAGAGCGAAAACGAACCGCTCCGAGGTGGTCATTACCGCCTCGTTGCCGGTGGGCGCGTTCGTGATCGCAGCGGCGAGAGTCGGCGTAGAAAAGCCTAGCTGCCACTCATAAAGTTTGCCATCTGCGTTAGAGCAGGCAACCATATATTCGCCCCAAGTGTCCAGGCTCCATGTCGTCGCGGGCGCGACAGAGCCGATGTCGGGCCGAGCCACGCCGTAGGCGTAGGAGCCGTAAGGGCCATACCCGTAGCCGATCTTGGTGACAGCATCGGCAGCGCCAGCCGTGAAGCCGGAAGGCGTAATGTCCTTCAGGGTGCCACCCTCATTCATGGCGTAGAGCTTGGAGTGCGTGCCGGCAGCAATCCAACGGTTGCCGCTGTTGTCGCGCCAATTCAAAAAGCCGCGACATTTGCCCGTCATTTGCGAGTCACTACGCTTGCGCCAACCGCCAACGGGGCGCATGGTTCCCTCGAACCAGCGAACGAGCGAAGCGTCATAGTACCGGCCAGCCGACTGATATTCGGTGCCGTTACGGTAGACACCCGGAGGGATCTGCAACTTGATGTAGGGCATGGTCAGGCCGATTTATTGGACATAAAAGACACCGTCAAGATGATAGACGGAGTCGAAGGAATTGCGGGAGATGAGCCACTAGCGGAGACGGCGTCGAAGTGCTCCATCGAGACATTAGAGTCAGTCACCCGCCACATGATCTCGAAGTAGTCATTCTCATCAAGATCGAGAATAAAGTTGATCGCGGCAATCAGCTTCGCAGGTGAGCCCGTAGATTTGCGAGCCGGGATTCCGAACTGACTATTCGAGCCGGCCACGTTGGTTCCATTTTTACGGAACCAAATGTCGATGTCTTGGCCGTCGTTACTGTTATTGATGAACTGCGCGCTGAATTGAATGTTGTAAAGGCCAGCCTGGCTAACCGTGATCTTCGATGGAAGATCCCCAGTCATCGCGGTGGACGTGACAGTCTGCGATGCGGAAACCGTATAAGTGCCAGCGCCAC